AGCTATTTTAAAGGCTACAATATGTTGACCTGAACATACCAATATATAATACTACTTCGCATAATATATATTTTGATAGAAGCAGTAGAAAAGCTGTTAGGTTTGAAGGGGTTGGTAAAACTGTCAGACTTAACAGGACAGGATCAACAACTATATTAAACGTATCTGTCAATAATATCAAATCAACATACAAAGATGAGAGAGGCACATTCATTGTGCTTGCAAGCGAATCTAACCCAATCCCTGTAAGGGAATCACTTTCGGAAATAAGTAATTTAATAAATAAAAAGGAGAATTGTTATGGTAGGTAAATTAACTTGGTACAAGGCAACGAGTTCAATAATTTGTGCTTTGATGGATGAGGGCAAATACTTTAATAAGCAAACATGCTTAAAAAGAGCAATAGATGATAAGCATGGAATCCCTAGTGATTTCAAATCAACCAATAGAATGGCAACAGGAGACTTACTTGAACCTGTATTAATTAAAGAAGCCGCAAGAAGACTTGGCATAACAGATATAGATGCTGATATAGATTATAAGATTGAGCATCCTTTACTGCCGTTAGAGGCTTCCTTAGACGGCCTTGCAAACGCTAAAGACATCATAGTTAAAGAAGACGCTGATACTGGTATATTTTTACCACACGCTACTAAGCTAACACTTAACGGGCAAATACCTATTGAGTGCAAGGTTAGTTCTGAGTTCCCCCAATCAGAACCACCAACATGGCTTGGCGTGCATCAGCTTATGACCAGCATGGAGATATTAGATGCTGAATACGGAATATTGATTGTACTTTGGCAGGGAACTGATTTTCGTATCTATGTATATAAAAGACAACCAGACTATGCTGAAAAGTTAAAAGAGGTGGTATTGGATTTTGACCATAGAGTAGAAAATGAGGAGTGGTATATTCCAGAGTGTCCGGAAGATGCCTATATGATCTTCGATACTGCAAAAGAGGATGATAGTGTAATGATATTGGAGGAGGACGTGGTAGAGGATATAGACCAATACATGACTTTAAAAGATGTCGCTAATCGAGCAGAAATGGCTGCTGATCTTTGTTTGACGAATCTTATGGTTTCTATGGGTAATCATCCTAAAGCCAGATCAGCAGACTACAAGGTTGATTGGGGTACAAGGAACTATAAGGCAACAGAAGAGAAGATAACGCCAGCGAAGGAGGCGAGGAGCATTAGGTTGAAGAAACCTATTATTAAGAGAATTAGTTAGGTAGGCGAAGGGCAAAAGCAAACTAGAGTATTAGAGTTGGAGAGGTTTGCAAATGCCCTTCTTTTTAGATTATAAGTTGTAACTATCAAAACATAAATTGAATTAGTTATAAAAAATGTTAATATTATTTTGGAGAGTATTTAAATATGAAAATAGATAAGAATAAAAACAAGAAAGCTTTATGGATAGACATAGAGTTACATAAATATATCAAGATATTTGCTGTCGAACATGACATGAATATTGAAGCTGCAACGCAACTGCTTATTAAGTTAGGTAGCACGCAATTCAAAAGAGAAATGGCAAATGACTCAGCATAAGGAGTCTGTAGAAGAGGTGAGGGAACGCTTGGCTTTTGAGAAAGCCGATAGAACCCAAAACTTCTACTACTACCAATGCGGTGCTGGAGAGCATTATCGAATTACAGGCTATGAGTCTGGAAGAAGAGTTTTGGAGATGCTAGACAATGTATGAGGGCATGGTTGGATTGTTAGGTTACATGGTAGATGTTCTATCAGCCGCAGTCTTTTTGCTGCTTATAACCGCTTACTTAATATTTAAAGATAAATGAAAAAGATAAATAGTAGAACTAAAGGTGCAGCTTTTGAAAGGCTTATGGTCAACAAAATTAATGCACGTTTAGAGTTGGGGAATTATGAGAATAGGGTTAAGAGAAATCTGGATCAGTCGTTTGTAAAAGGGTTGGCTGATATCTATTTAGGTAATTTTTGCATAGAGCTTAAAAGATACGGAGTAAGCAACACAAATATGTATCGCCAGTCTTGGTGGGAGCAAGTTTTACATAGCTCAGGGGATAACTTAATTCCGGTATTGATTTATAAGTTTAACTTTAAAGAGATACATGCGGTGATCCCAGCCCACTTAGTAAGCAGCTTACCAAAGAACAATCAAATAACTTATATGTGCCCACTTGATGAGCTATGTGAGAAGTTTGACGAGATTATGGCCAAGGGAAATGTACATAGTAAATAATGAAGATTTTGATGATTTCTGTCGAAGGCTATATGGACAAGTGCAAAACACTTATTCAGAACATGGATCATTTTACACAAAGAGTTTCGAGGACTTTGTAGAGGAGAATTACCAAACACTTTACAAGGAATATATAAACAGTATGGATAAGACCATACATTAAAAAGGAGATAATATGGAAATATTAGAGAGTGGAAATCATAGTTACCTATCACATAAGGTAAAAGAGAAAGACGGGCATAAAGGGTTTTGGTTAGGCGAGACACCATGCAAATTTACTGCAATACAGGTTGACTTTGATACCTTAAAGACAGGCTGGGGTTATTATGATGGTCAGTATAATTACCTATGGGACGATGTGGTTGGGTCAAAAAGCCCAAAGCCATCAGAAGAACATAAAAGAGCGTTCTATTTATGGGTAATGGTCGATGGTATAGATGATAAGCCGTTGCTTTGGAATAGATTTACTTATGGTGAATTTGAATCATTAAAGATTATGCTTAAGCTTGGTTGGAATGAATGGCAAAAAGATAAAAGCAAATTACCTACATACAAATATACAGGCAGTGAAGAGTCGAAGGTTGGCATGGGGTCGACATCAATTGCTCAGTTTGAATTTATAGGTTGTAGACCAAGAAAAGAAACCTTTGTAATACCTTCATGGGATATTGAGCCTTTAATTTCTGACGGTGAAGTAAGCATGAACGCAGATGTCAGTTCTTTAGCGGCAGAAGCAGAGAAAGAGAATGGTTTAGATTTTGACGATATTCCATTTTAATGGAAAATATAGATTGGCAAAGAATTGCACCAGAAATCGCTAAACAGATACTCGGTGAGCCTACTAGTACATCTAGTACAGAATTACGTTTTGGCTCTAAGGGCAGTCTATGTATCAACTTAGAGTCAGGGACGTTCTTTGATTTTGAGTCTGATATAGGCGGTGGCATGGTCGATTTTATTAAACATCACAATCAAGATGTTACAACAATCTTAAAACAGTTTGGTTATGACACAGCATTGCAAAACGATAGTTCCGCTATTATTGGCAATTACCCCGTTGCTAAAAGCAATGCTAGGTCATTCAGTTCAAATGAGTTGATGTCACTTTATAAGCAATCAATAGTTGCGGTTAAATACTCAAGCTCTTTCATGGTGATGCGATTTCCAGAAGGACATGCAATAAAACAAAAATATGCACCCTTTACTAAGATGGGTGATAAGTGGCTTATGTCTCGTCCGGCAGGATTGCTTCCGCTATATATTACAAACAACCATCCAGACATGCCCGTGTTAGTTGGCGAGGGTGAAAAGAGTATGCTTGGGGCAAAGTCTATAGCCGGTGACTCTCTTGATGTGTCTTGCTGGCATGGAGGAGCTACAGGTTGGAATAAAACCGATTGGTCTCCGTTGTTTAAAAGACAGGTATGGATATGGGCTGATAATGATGCTGCTGGAAAGAAATGTGCCGGAGAGATATCAGAATATCTAAGGGCAAATGGATGTATGCAAGTCAAAGTTATAACACCACCAAACGATTTTAAAGAGAAAGATGATCTCTGGGACGCGGATCAGAACAATTACTTTGCCAGCTCAGGCGAGTTAATAGGTTTTATTAAGAAACAGAAAGAAAAGCTACCAATCGGGTCGCTAAGATTTCAAAGGGCAGATTATGTATTGTCGCAAATTGAAAGCCCAGACTGGTTAATTGAAAATTGCTTTGAAAAACAGAAATTAATAACAGTCTTTGGTGCTCCCAAATCAGGCAAATCATTCATAGCTATTGCTATGGCGTGTGCTATCGCCAGAGGCGGTGAATTTTATACACATAAAGCAACGCAAGCACCTGTAGTCTATCTGGCCGGAGAAGGGGTCTCAGGAATTCGTCAAAGGCTTGGAGCGTATAACCAGTCAGAGCACGGAGGCAAATTAGCTGGCGTGCCCTTATTTCTATCTAATAGAGGCTCTCGTATAAACGAAGCGGATGAATTACAAAAGCTAGAGACGGAGATAACGCTATTACAAAAAGAGGTGGGAAGCATAGGTTTAATTATTTTAGATACATTTCAAAGATGTTATTCAGGTGACGAAAACTCAGCTTCAGAGGTTAATAAGTTTATTAAGGCTTGCGATCAATTAATCCAAACATTCGATTGCACCGTTCTTATGGTTCACCATACAGGAAGAGGTAACACTAACAGGGCTAGGGGTTCTTCTGTATTAGATGCAAGTATTGATGGGGAGTTTATTGTCGAAAGAAAAGGAACTAAAGCAGGCAATGATAATTCTATGTTGGTAACGATGAAACAGACTAAGAATAAAGATGGCATGGGAATGACTGAAAAGAAGTTTGAGTTCCATGAAGAGGTCTTAATAGGAGAGGGATTCGAGGTTACATCTGGAATGTTGATAGAGACAAATGAAAATATTTTTACTACAAAAGAACTAGATCACTTGGTAGATACTAAGATTTTAAACCTTCTATATGGTCTTGCTTTACAAGATGCAATTCCAGAAGAAAAGTGGTTTACAGCTCAAACTTTTGGTCATCATGCTTGTTATAGCTCTTCTGGTAAGGAATTTACCAGAGATGAAATAAACAACTCATTAAAACGTCTGGTTAAGGCAAATTTAGTAGAACAAAAGAAAACTGTAACAGGCGTTGAATCCCATCAGGGATATCGATTGAAGGAGTTTGTAGCCCATGAAATATTGTAAGTGTGTAAACAAGTGTGTAGGCATGTGTAAGTGTGTACGCATACATTATATATGTGTGTTGTGTGTGTAGTAGTCCGTAGGACTACACAGATACACACTATATGTATTAGAGATTAAGAATTTTATGAAATCTTATTTAGATGAATCTTTTATAAAGCAAATTAATGCCTACCGATCTTTTGTAATAAATATTGATGATGAGTGGGGTGGAAAGAAGAGGCTTTTTAAATTAGTAAACGTAGAGCTTGAAATTAAATTTTGTAAAGCTGAGATGTTATTAGATGAATCCTTAAAAGGGCAAATCGCTAAAAACAAAATTGACATGATAGAAATGATGTACAGGGCTTGGTCTGTTTTAATCTCAAAAGCCGAAGAGAATGGATATACAAAACTTGAACAGGGTTATAAATGCTATGAGCACAAAGACAATATTTTAATTGTTTGTGATTCTGATTTGCAGTTATCAAGCCTTAAGTTGAAATTTGGAAAAGATAAAAAAACTCTTCTATATAGCATGGAAGAGTTATTTCGATTTATACCCCCTGATCTTATGGAAGCTAAAAAAATATTTAAGTCCAGAGACATGGATATAACTTTTAAGAGAATCACACATGGGTAAAGGTAGCAGTAAACGACCAAGTAGCGTTAGCAAAGAACAATTTGATAAACAGTATGAAGCCATCTTTGGCAAATTTAAAAAGGAGAAAAAGGATGATAAACAAAACAAACCTAAGTCGGGAAAAAATAACTGATCCATCAGTTACGAGTCCCCAACACTATCAAGGCATAGTTGAGTGCTGGGATTTGATAAGAGATAGATTGGGTGAAGAGGGCTTTATGAACTACTGCACGGGCAATGTTTATAAATATTTATTTAGACATAAAAATAACGAGAATATAAGAGATTTAAAAAAGTGCCGTGTCTACCTTGATAATGTTATCGAATACTACGAAAATTTATAGTATGAAGACATCAAGGCAAATCGACTTAACGAATCTAAAAAGGCAAATAGATAAAGGCAAATCATTAAGCGAAATTTCCATGTGTATGGGAAAAAGCAAATCGACAATTTTAAAAGTTGCAAATGAAAATGGATTAAAATTTAACAATAAAAGCCCGTGGGCAAATTTATAATTAAGGCAAATTTAACATGGACATAAAAGTTGATACAGATTTAAAAGAGTTACAAAAAAAACTAAATATTTTAAAAACCAAAACATTTATGAAAGTAATGAAAGAGGGAATAAATCAGACGGCCGCCGTTGTTGTTAATGCTCAGAGACAAACATTACTTAAAAAATTAAAGTCACCTAAAAAGTCAACTCTTACATCAATCAAGATGTCACAATTCGCAAAGGCTACCAGAAGCGGTTTAAAAGCTACGGTTTCAATTGCAAAGGGTAGTACAAACGCTCTCTATTATATGTATACAGGGGATAACGAACCCGCCAGACGGTCAAAATACCCATCACCTACAAGGGATGGAAGACAAAAGGCAAATATGTTTGGTAATATCGTTACCCAAAGCGGGATTATTAGAAACATAGATAAAAGTAACCAACCCAGTTCAAAACCCAATTCAACCTTTTATGGCAAACCATCCGGTAAGGGCTCTAACTACTATGGTTTATGGCAAAGAAAAGGGAGCAAGGGCAAAGAGGGCTTAGACCTTTTAGTTGCCTTTACCCCTTTTATTAAACATAAGAAATTAATTGACTGGTTCGGCCTATCTCATAAAGTTGTTAAAAACAATCTTCATAAAGAGATCAACAAAGAGCTTCAAAGAAGAATTAAACGTGTAATGAAATAAGGCAAATACTGTTTTTTCATAAAGGCAAATACTGTTTTTTCATATATCAGCATTATTTTTTTTGTCTTTGTTAATCCCGCAAGGTTCACACCAATCAGATTCTTCTCTAATGTATACAGTCTCCCATGCCCATTCTGGGATTTCCTCTTTAGGTCTATTATCTACAGTCCAACATGTTTGTTTCATTGGTATGCTTTTGGTTGTTTGTCCGTACCTATCGCCTTTATTTATTTTATTTTGACAATTAGAGCATTTTCTTTCATTTCTTGTTTTTTTAAATTTCATTGTCTTTCTCCTCTTGTTGCCATTCTCCACAATGTCCGCAATT